GTCGCTGGAAAAAATATTAGTCTTCCACTCACAGGTTGTACTCTAGTTCCGTCAGCAAACTCTGTATAACCTTCGTCTTTCTCATCAATTGTATTCAGATACCACATAAAAGTAAAAATTCTTGATGCAACAGGTTCTGAAGACATTGACCAATCGTGATGCCAATGATAACATCCACCTGGTTCATACTTTTGAACTTTATAACCTGTGTCATTTGTACCAAATGTTGGATTAGGATAACTTTTGCAACAATCATTTAGATTTGAAAGATATTCATTGTACTCATTTAATCCCACCTTGAGTGATTCAAAAAATACTTTATCTTCTTCCTCCCATCCTGTGGTTGCTGATATGTGAATATCTTTAGTATCTTTTATATTCTTATCAACTCTTTGATTGGTGTCTTTACCAATAATACCGTCTCTCTTTCTTGGATCTTCATCAAACTTTTTTATTACCTCATCACAAAAAGACTTAGGTAATGAATTGTCTTTAACAAAAATAAAATCTTTAATTAAACCCCTTGGTTTATCAAGTATATTCATAAAAAAAATTGATTCATTTATATTATATCATGATTTCATAATATAGCAAAGTGCATAGTATGGTGGTAGATTTGCATTTGTTCCAGAAGAACCTTGATTATTAGTTTGCGGACTTGAAGAACCAGAAGAACCACTAACTGAGTGAGTGTGAGCACCATTACTGCCAGTTGTAGATGATGATAGATTTGGATATATTGTTGAGTTTCCTTCATCATTATCCAATGTGGTGCTACTGAAATGAGCACTAAATGAATGGGTGTGAGCACCATTAGATGCTGCTGAATATGAACCTGCACCGTGAGTATGACTATCAACAGTGTGTGAGTGAGAAACTAAAGTTGCATTTGCACTACCACCAGATTGTGTTGCTGATCCAGTAACAGTAGTTTTTGCAGATCCACCGCTATCTGAGTGAGCACCAATAACAAATTTATTTCTTAAGTCTGGTGTGCTATTCTGTCCATTACAGAGATACCAACCAGATGGAATGTTACTTACCAGACCAGACCATAATATTATACCACCTGAAGGAATTGCTGCTGTAATTGCACCAACTTCACCTTTCTGACCTTTATCATTTAATTCACCTTTCTGACCTTTCGCTCCAACACCAACTTCTCCTTTCTGTCCCTTCTCTCCTTTCTGACCTTTATCACCTCCACCACCAGAGAGACCTTGTTCACCTTTTGTACCCTTTTCTCCTTTTTCACCTTTCTGACCTTTTTGTCCTACCTCACCTTTCTGACCTTTTTCTCCCTTTTCGCCTTTTTGCCCCTTCTCTCCCTTCTCTCCTTTTTGTCCTTTCTCTCCTTTCTCACCTTTTAAAGCAGCAGATGATGTTACAGAAACCCATTGAGCACTATTACCGTCATTATAATATACGTGTAAATCTGAATCATCACTATCCCACCACATATCTCCTTGTACAGGAGCGGGTGATGTTGGTGGACTTACACCAATACTAACTGATGATCCTGCTCCCTTATCTCCCTTTGTACCTGCAGATCCCTCACCTTTTTGTCCTTTCTGACCTTCATCACCTTTCTGACCTTCTTCACCTTTTTGTCCTTTATTTCCCTCAGAACCATCTGACCCTTTCGGTCCTGCATCTCCTTTTTGTCCCTTATTACCTTGTGCTTCAACATCACCCTTTTCACCCTTCTGCCCTTTTTCTCCTGTATCCCCAGTTAATCCAACCTCTCCTTTTTGTCCTTTTGAACCAGGTTCTCCTTTTGCACCAGGATCTGGAATTCGTGCCCAAGCATATCCATTGTACCTCCAAGAGGCACCCCCCTCTGAATGTACGTCACCACTATTAGGACTATTAGGAAAATTTACTGCCATATTAAGATGGTTTCGTAGGGAAAGTTGCGTTTTCTGGATCTGATTCTGTTGCTGGCAAATCCCTTAAACTTTGACGATAAGTTTTCCACTCTGTTTTCTTTGAGTCTGTCAAAGGAGAGTCAGTAAATTGTGTCCAATCACTTTCTCTTAGCAAAGTATCTCGATAATGTCGAAGAGCACCGATGTAATCTGTCCCAAAATATTCTTTAATTGCTGAGTATTCGGCTTCCATTTTGTAGTTTTTAGATATTTATACTATAGTAAGATATTTGTTTGATCATTACTTGCCAACCATCCAGTAGCGATGTATTTTGCTTCATATGGTGGATTTCCTCTATGCAAGTGAGTAAAGGAACCAGGAAAAATTAATACTCTACCTGCTTTTGGTTTTATCTTCTTTTTTTGATATAAAAATTCTGTTTCACCACTATCCTCTAAATCGTTAAAATATACCGACCAAACTAATGTTCGATTAGCACACGCAATATTATTCGACTCTGAGTGCCAATCGTGATACCCCTCTGTTGGTTTTGTTTTTTGTAATAAGCAAGTTGTACTATGATAATGAAAATTTTTCAAGAACGGATACCACTCAAGATATTGTTCTAAACAAGCTTTTACTGCACACATTATATGCTCTGATATCATAGGGTTAAATGCTGCGATATCTAATTGTGCATCTTTAACACTTGTATTACTTCTAGGAACAACTTGAATTGACTCATCTAATGTCTTAATCACAAGATTATTAAAATCATCTAATGTAACATTATCCCATACTCCGATGAAGTCTTCGTTTAAGAAAACTTCTGGAGGATTGATTGATTGATTAAACATAATTAAAAATCACCGTCTCCTTCCAATTCATTTATTGGTTCATCGATTTTTTTCATACTAATTGTTTGAGATATTCTACTCAAAGTTTCATTTCTGAATGACTCTACAGCAGCACCTGTTTGTCTTTGTTGTTGTGAATTTTCAATCAATAAGGTTGGTACCCAAGTTACTGCACATCCCCATTCATCTATCTCCTGACCAGTTTGAGGATGAGTTCCTCTAATTTGAGTAAACCAAGAGCATTTCAATCCTAGACAATCCTCACCTATAAGTGGGCAAAATTTTCCCTGTTCAAGTTTCATAATTAATTCTTCTGAGCTATTATAACATCTGTATATAAAACATTCAAGTTAAAGCTAGGATTTGTAAATCCGTGGTTATGACCTTGAGTACTACCTGCGTTGGATGTTCGACCAACATTTGGTACCTCATTTCTAGCAGTAATATTGTAAGTTTCATAAAGGTTACCTGGTCCTGTACCACTACCAGGATAATTATTAGAACTTAAGTTAGAACCATTTCTTAATTGACCAGCATTACCTGATCTAAATGCATAGTGATAGTGACTTGGTATTTGTGACTCTGTTAGAGTATGACTAGAAACTGAACCATTTCCTGTATTAACGGTAGAATTGAATCTACTAGAAAATGTATCACCACCACCATCACCAACACTTCCAGATACAATTCTTAATGCTCGGTTATTACGAGAGGTATCTTTTGTCCAACCAGATGGTGCTGATGATTGTTGGAATAACATTCTTGTTCCAGAAGTAAATACAGTTCCTGTAACACCTATTTCTCCTTTTTGTCCTTTAGTAGTGACTCCAACCTCTCCCTTTTGTCCTTTGGTAGTAACTCCTAACTCACCCTTTTGTCCCTTTTCTCCTTTTTGACCATCACCTTTTTGACCTTTGGTGGAATTGTCCTCACCCTTTTCACCCTTATCACCTTCTCCCTTTTGACCTTCTTCACCTTTTTGACCCTTTTCTCCTTTCTGACCTTTATCACCCCCACCACCTGAAAGACCTTGTTCACCTTTTGTACCCTTTTCTCCTTTCTCCCCCTTTTGCCCCTTAGTTGAATTATCCTCACCTTTTTGTCCTTTCTCACCTTTTTGTCCTTTCTCACCCTTTTCTCCTTTCTGACCCTTTTCTCCTTTCTCACCTTTTTCACCCTTTTGTCCTTTACTTCCCTTTGTACCTGCGGATGCATCTTTTTTCCATACTGAACCATTCCAAATGAATGTCATACCATTATCAGTATAAGTATCATTTAAACTTGGACTATTGGGAAAATTAAATGCTGCCATATTCTTATTTATTTACGTGGGTTCACTTGTTATTTTTACTTTAGGGCAAGTTGAACCAGAGACACCTGGAAAACCCCAAGACGAAAGAACCTGTAATTGCCAATTCAATGTATATGTGCCAGCAGTTAAATTTGCTGATATGGTTGTTTCGCTATTTGCTGTATTATTATGAAATATAGTAGCACTTCCAGCACC